AATAAAACATAATGTAAGAGAAATGCGATGATAGTGGTTGACTTTCCGGTCTGTCTGGGCATCTTACAAATAACAAAACGATTATCCGTAAACTTATGAACCATATCTTTTTGATAATCATACATGTTAAATGGTACAAGACCCTTATCTACATGAATAATACGGATATATTTCTGGATGAAATATTGAGGATCTTCTTTACACTTCATATATTCTTCAAGTGTATTTTCAGTCCAGTCAATATTTTGACCTACATTTTTGAGATTGGGATTTCCCAAATAATTTTCGCTAGCCACGTTTAGCCTTTAAGAGTTTTTGTAATTCTGCGGTAGATCCTACAAAGACGGCGTTATTAACAGCAACACCAGGACCACTCTTCTCTATACTTAGTTCTTTTTTGGTTTTATGTAGTCCCATTAACTCTTTGTTGGCATCTAATCCAGATTTGATTAACTGACCGACCACTTCAAAAGCACGTGGATGTTCGGATTGTTTCGCAATCTCCAACATTTCTTCTACTGCATCTTGATTTCTTTCGATTAAATTATAGTAATTTTCACGGGCATAATTATAATCAATATCATCATCTTTACCATCAGTCTTCGGGTGTACTCTAACGGCCGGTTCAGGCTTAAGTTCAGAAGTAGGTACCAAACTCGTAATTTCTAGAATTTCATCTATACGACCATCTAATGTTTCTTTTGTCATTGTCCCTCATTTTATAAATTAACATCTAAACCTGTTGTCACATTACTTTCTATAGGCGGATCAAAAAATTCTATTGTTTGTGAATACCCAAAATCATCACTTGCCACAACATCATTAGCACCAGGAATTGTCGTTATTCTTGATTTAATTCCTGCTAATGCTGCATCTGTACTCGATTCATTAAGAATCCTCACTACCTGATCATCCTCAAATAACATATAATTTGTTGAAAAATCAGTGCTATCTTCTAATACAATATATTCTGGAATATCTGCGGCTACTGCGGGAGTACGGAGATGTACTAGTACCGTTTTAACAACCGATCCAGATTTAACATCAGGATAAATATATCCTTTTAACATAAAATTTAAAGTCCAAATAATTTCTCTTCTTACAACTAAGTCTCCCTCATATGAATCCTCAATTGAAACATCATTCAATATTATTGTAATATCTGGCTTAATGTTCATAGAAGGTACCAAATTTACACTAACTGTGAATTCTGGTGTAAAGAAAGGAACGATCTGTTCAAAAATTTGTGCGCCATCTTCTGAATTATCTACCATAGCAGATAAGGTAAAATCAAAATTATATGGTACAGGATTATATTGTTTCATCAATGTAGTAGAATTTGTAGCATTATTAGCCGCATAAGTTCTACCTATAGTATTTAATTTTCTAGTTGGATCATAAACAATAGCATTTAAATCAAACCCCATTCTTGGTAAACTTATTTGAAGACTTTGATCTGATTTAGATCCTCTTCTCACTCGCAATAACATTTTATCTTTAGCTTCATATGCTATCGGAACTTTAATTTGTTCTGTTATTACACCAGCTGAATTTGTTCTTCGGATATTAATATCATTAAAAAGTGTTCCAAATACAGCAACATATTTTCTGATAGTTTCATGATAATAAGTGGTTCCTAACATTATAGGCTCCCGAACGGATTACCTTCGGTGAAATCAATAATAGAATCTGCTTCTTGTTCTATTGCTAAATTATCACCTGCGGATGCTGAAGTTGAATCTTGTGCATTAAATGATGCGACCGAATAACTGGCCCCTGAACTGTCACCAATAATATTAACAGTACCAGAAAAATTGCCTGTCATATTAATAAGATTTAATATTTTAGTTGTAGAACTCCAACTCGCTACTTCTCCTTGTACTGTTGCTGCTTCTAAAGACTCTCCTTGATATACAATCTCTTCTACTGTATAGTCTCCGCTTCCGGTATCCAATGTAAAATCTAAAGAATATGCTTGTAATCGTTCAATTTTATCAATGGCTTCTATACCAGTATTTAATTTTTGATCCGAATAAGTAAACATTTCACATACAAGATCATAAACTTGTAATCCACCAGTTTGATAAAATACCGATTCATCTTCTATAAACAGAACTTGAAATAACGCATTAGTCAAAGGAAAATATATTATATCTCCTTCTTTTGGAGCAGTGTCTCTTCCATCACCAATTAATCCCAATTCAGACCATCTGCGTCTTGCTACAGTAAAAGTAACTTGATCATTTATTTGTAATCCAAATTTTGCAACAAAATCACCTTCACCCTCAAACCCGTCTATGGATTTAATATACATTTCAATTGTATGAGAACTGTTGTATTCGGAGAGCGCGTCTTCACCCAATAGAAGATCCTCTTTAACAAGGGTTCTTGGGCAATAATTAACATCAATTCCATAAGTCTTAATGGATTCAATCACAAGATCATCTGCTAATCTTTGATCTGCTGTATTTTTTCCGTGATGATTGAAATAAGGATTTGTTGCCATCTAAAGTTATCCTATCAAATGATCTACAGGTAATTCATATCTTAATTGCATTTGTTCTTCTACAGTTTGTATTTCTGTAACTGCATCATCATATAATTGTCTACCATTAAGAGTTAGTCCACCAGGAAGCTGCATACCTTCATATTTAATTAGATTTTGTCCCCATTGCTTTTTTAGCAATAATGTGGCATATTGTTTAAGAAACATATCACCCCAGATATCAGCATATGTAGCAGGATCTAGAATCCTATCACATTCCACCATTACCCAGTCGTCAATCGTTACATCCTCTCCCCATGAAATATCCAACCACAATTTATCTGCGTGTCTGTTATATCTAAACATAGGAGAACCAGTAAACATATCGTTGATTAGGTTTAAATGTTGCCGTTTCATTTCGTGAGATAATAAATCACCACCTAAATGTCCCACTTCACTTAATGCCCATTGATATTTAATAGAAAACATACCAGAGGTAGTAGAATCATCAGAAAAAGGCATTATTCTCCTTACACCAATAATAGCTTCTGCTATGTCAATATATTTGTTATCATAATCTCCAATGACAACCGCAGTAGCCGCATGAGTTGTAGCTGTGGCTCCAGAATCTTCACCCGTTAATGTTTCACTTGTTGAAAACGTAGTAGTTGTATTACTATAATACGTATTACCATCTCCACCAGTCTTAACTTCAGGATCTTTAAATCTAAGTGTAGTATTAGCACTATGATATTCATATACCTTAGCTTGTACACCACTTGTTCCTCCGGTGATTGTTTCACCAACCGTAAAGGTCCCAGTAGGCGCTCCTGCTAATGTGACAGTAGATCCCGTAACTTGATGTTTGAGATATATATTTTCTGTTGCATCGAAATGATATTCTTGAAAAAATTGAAGTGCATCATCCACACAATCTTCTACCTGATCATCATCTAGATTTAAATCTACAACAGGCCAGCCGAGTTTTCTCTTACAATAATCTTTAAACGTTGTTCTTGTGGTTGGTTGTGCCATTATTTTGTCGCCTCCGGTGTAACTGTTATAAGACCCTCTACCACTCTTTCTATATCACCACCTGATTGTGTATACTCTATATCATACATATAATTTCCGTCTGAGATTGCTGCTGTTTGTGTGGAGGTCAAAGAAATCGTCACATTTGAACCTTCAACTGCTGCAGTGAAAGCATGAACATTATTTGATGAATGGTAGGACTGCCGCATTTTACCTGCAGCTGTTCCGGAAGAAATCGTAACATTTGCTCCTGCTGAATCTTTAGCAGTAACAACTTTTGAAAATGTACACCCTTGATCTAATACAAAATTAAGGGTTTGTTTTTGGAGGGTTAACGCCACTCTTTCTCCTTATATTAAATATTTATAGTTCTATAGTATTTATATGATAAGGAAAATTATAGTTAGTTCAATTTTGATTTTAATTCTTCAATTTGAACTTGTTGTTCTTTCAACGCTTCTAAAAGAACGGCCGTCATTTTTGAGTATTGAATTCCTAATGCCTTCCCTTCGCTATCATGAGATACTAAATTAGGAAGTACCTTGTCTACTTCTTCTGCGATAAGTCCATAATGATTTTTCTCATTCTTATCCTTTTTCCAATCAAATGAAACACCTTGAAGTTGTAGAACAGCGGGAAGTATATTTTCAATATTTGAAATATTTGTTTTCATTTCTCTCTGAGATATTTCTGTAAGACTACCATTAACAGTTAAATTATCACCAGTATATACTTCAGAAGTTGTGTGTCCTATTCTAACTACTATACCAGAAGTTTCAGTTGCAAGTTTTAATTCGCCTGTTGCATTGGTAATATAAGAATGTGATCCATTATGATATATTTGCATATCGGCACCATCACCAACTTTAATCGGTGAAGAATCTGTAAATTCTAATGCATCATCAGATTCATCCCATAACATAAATGATCCAGAGGTTGCACCGAAAAACTTAACATCATGTCCAACATTATCTACACCGACTGTTAAGGTTCCTGTAAGTTGTGCATTACCCGTTTGGTCGGAAGACCCAACTATTTTCATTTGATCTGCCGATTCATCCCAGAGCCAATATTTACCAGTAGTTGTACCAAAAACTTTAAGATCATGGCCATCTTGATTAGCACCAACAGTAATTGATCCAACATCACTAAATAAAACAGCTCCGGTTGCACCTATCAACATTCTTTCTGTACTAGCTGTAACCAATTGTAATTCATCATTATCTGCTCCCGGAGAAGTTTCTGCTCTTATATAAGTATCCTCATCCACATCCTCTACAGACCCAAATTGTGTCCATTCTGACCCAGTATAACCTTCAAAGAAGTTATATTCAGTATTAAATCTCACTCCTCCTTGTACACCCGTACCTCTATTAGTCGCGGTACCGGCAGGTATTACAAGAGATGTTGTCGCGTCAAATTGTCCACAAGGAGCATCTGCGTCCTGTTTTGCATAAATTGGAATTGCAGCATCTGCATCAACGTGATTATTAATTACACTAACTAAGTGTCGAGCAGAAGTATCATTAGAATTTGATTCAATATAAAGTGCTGAACCAGTAGTAAGACCGTCACCAGAAATATTAACAACTTTACCTTCAGTCAAAGAATCTAATGCAATGTTCAGCCCGGTTCCTGTAATTGTACCGGAGCTAACTAGGTCTATAATTGTACCAGTAGTTAATGCATCAGCTTGAAGTTTAAATGCGGTACCACTCTGCAATCCAGTCATCGTAATATCTACTACGTTTGCAGTTTGAGTGGAAGCATTTATATCTACTGCTATTTTATCAACATCTAATGCATCTACTGATATTGCGGGTAAACCCGAATCTGATTTTTGTGTTGCATGGAGGGATCCAGTATATGTATTGGCCCAAAACATTGTAGTATTACCTAAATCATAAGTAACATTCGCATTTGGAATAATATCAGAATTTATATCAGCTTCAAATACCACTTGATCAGTTGTAGCATCACCAAATACCAAATTTCCACCTACAGTAGTATCACCTACACAGGTAATGTCTCCCCAAACCTTTAAGTCTTCTCCTATTTGTACAGATTTCCCTATGCCAATACCACCCTGAGTAATTATAGAACCCGTGGTTGTTGAAGTTGAATTTGCTGTATCAAGAACCTTAATGAAATTATTCATACCACTCGGCTGAGTCATGATAAGTAATTCATTATCCTTGACCCGCCATTGGTCAAAAGTATCTGTTAAGGCTACATTTGCTGTCATTTTTTATCCTTTAATTAATAACTCTGTCGCATGTTAGTCTGTGCTCGGGTGTTCGTTTGGCTTTTCGGGCCAATTTAAATTTTCTAAATCTGAAAAATCCATATCCCTTAACGCCTGTCTATAAATCACCCATTCATCTTTTTGCGTAGTAGGGTGATCATCTAACATATATTGATCGGATTCAGCTAAAAAATTATTTCTCGCTGATTTCTCTCCTCCGGGATCAGGACCCGAATAATATCCCGCCATAATTCTCCTTTATGATACTAATAATTGATCAGACGCAAGTGCAACACCAGCTAAAACTTCAGTCGAAGCTGCTGTAGTCCCCACAGTTCCGTCCATCTGTATATAATATACAGATCCTGTTGTCAAGCCATTCAGGTTTGTTTCTATAGTACCTTTTAAACTAACTGTAGCATCAGCTCCATCTCCATACGCACCAGTAGACCATCCAATAAAGTTATGATCTACCATATTTGAAGTTGTAGATGAAAAGGTAAATCTGAACACTAACTGATTATAATTCATCCAACTAAATATATTATACAAGGTGGGGTCGGGACTCCTATTCTGGGTAGCGATAACCCCAACATTACCGCCGCAGTATAAATAATAATCGCTGTAAACGGCAGATGAGGATCCCGGGTTGATATAATATTGCCCCCAAACAGCATAAGCACCAGCACCATCCTGGTGAACATATATACCCCAACTAGGATTTGTAAAAGAAGTAAACGCTGCTTGTTTGAGGTTATCTAGAGAGGTAAAAGGGTTGGGAGACAGGGTTTGTGCGTAGTCCCAGAGTCTGCTATACATATCATGCTGCTTCCATCCATTGTTATAGTTCCAATCTGTGTACAATCCAGTTGTACTTGGGCCAAAAATCACATCAGATGTTGATCCGGCAATCTTTGCTAGTTTTCCTTCCGCGGTTACAATACATTCATCTCCGGCCGCTATTGCTCCATCTGCTACAGCTGTAAAAGTTGAGGCACCTCCTCCTCCTCCACCCGCAGTTCCTCTAGAAACAGAAATCCTTTGTTTCAGTGCTCCAGTTTGATTGATTATTCCAGTCATTCAATTTCCTGTTATGTGTGATCCTGATCTATATATGAAACGACAACATGACAGTTTGCAGCTGATGCTGTAGCAATACAGAGACAATCGGTTCCTGATAAGATCAATCTGTCGTTATATACAAAAGTTTCGTTTGCGCCAATTGCTTGATCAGATAATACTTCTGTATCTGTTCCACCGGCATTATCATCAACATACATGTCAAATGTTTCTGCTGCACCTGCGGTTTCACAGACGCTAACACTTAATATAGTATAAATGTGATTCGCTACGCCAGTTAAAACAACGCTTTCTGCGTTGGTAACTCCGTTAGTTAAAGCTACCTTTAAAACTTCTGTTCCACTTCCGCTAGGTATAGCCATTTTTATTTCTCCTTAATCTATTTTTATTATTGTCAAATATTTATTATAGAGCCAATGCGTGATGAGTTGCATTTTGAAAACACGTTTTACCGCCCTTAACATAATCCTTAACCGCCACGGTGTATATTAAATCACCTATTTCAACATATTTATTTGTTGGGGAGGTACTGGGATCCTCAACTATGAGTAAGATATCTGTATTTGCTGCACTGGACAATTTGCTTAATTCTGTAATTTTCTTTGACATTTTGTTTGTTCCTTTATATAACTCATGTTGTACATTATCTTAAACTATTTATACCATTTATCTCTTTTATTCTGGTTTCTTTTGGGTATTAAGTTTGCTATTTTTCATCTTAAGATCCAGCACTGATGGCTCCTGCTGCGTTTATTCTAGTTCCAAGATTTCTTTTTCCGGTACTGGTTAATAATCCGGTTTGTGATTTAAGTCTAGGCATTAGTTCCTTTATGCATCATTGATAACTTCGTAAGACATGAGTAAGTCAAGATCACCCGAAGTACTTGCACCACCCTTTAGTATATCACCTTCCATCATGTAAAATGGTTTATCAACCACAACTAAAATATCATCAGCTGGTACATTAACAGTTTTTGCAATGTATGTTGTTGTAGCAAGACCCGTTCCTGTTACACCGGTAACTGTTGTTCCCAAGCCAGCAATAAAGAGATCAAGTTGTGCATCATTAGTACCATCAACGTTAGCACATAAAATCGTATTGACCTTAACAATCACTTCTGCACTTATTGTAAGTAAAGTTGTGGTGAGTGTATTAGTTAAATTCCAACTTGCATTGCCACCATAAATCGTAGTTACGTTTACAATGTTTGGGTTTGCCATATCATTTTCCTTTTTCTATTAAATTTATCCACCAAAAACAATAGACATTGCTATTGATTTGCCTGTAGTTGCTGCATTATTTAGTGTTGCCGCAGTAGTCGTAACGAGTGTACCACCAAGTTTTAATCCATTAGTACCATCGTGTTGTGCAATATCTATGTCTGTTGCACTATCTAAGAATGTCACTCCACCATCGGCAGTAGTTGTGTGTACACCCAAATTTGCAATATTTCTTGCTTGTGACATAAAATTCCCCTTTAATTAAATTTATCCACCAAAAACAATAGACATTGCTATTGCTTTACCTGTAGTTGCTGAAGAGTTTAAGTCTGCTGCAGTAGTCGTAATAAGTACTCCTCCAAGTTTTAATCCGTTTGTACCATCATGTGATGCAATGTCGATATCATTTGTACCATTCACAAAAGTAACATTACCACTACCATCTGCTGTAACAACTTTACTCGCTTCTGAAGTTCCTAATGTGGTAATATCATTATAATTAAGTTCCGCTGCCGATGCTGTAATTGCATTACCATCAAGATTTATTGCATCAACATAAGCAGTACCATCTACATATAAATCTTTCCATTTTTGTGTAAATGAACCTAGATCAAAATTATTATCAGTATTAGGTATTATATTTGAATTTACATCAGCATTAAGTACAATATTATCCGTATCACCATCACCAAAAGTTAAACTACCATCGGATGTGATATTACCATTTGCGTGTATATTTCCATGTACGTTAAGATGTTCCCCAACAACAACAGATTTACCAATACCAACACCACCACTAGTAATAATAGATCCCGTGGTATTTGATGTGGAATTTACAACACCGTGTATTTTAAGATTTTCTCCAACAACAACAGATTTACCAATACCAACACCACCCACAGTAATGATTGAACCGGAAGTGTTACTTGTTGAATTTGTAGTATCTAATACTTTGATGAAATTATTCATTCCATCATCTTGTGTCATTACTGCTAATTCGTTAATTTTCGTTGCCTGCTGCGAAAACGTATCAGACATTACAACATTTGCTGTCATCAGTTATTTCCTACTATTACTTGTTTAAGAAGTGTTTTTATTTCTAACATCTCCTCAGTTACTTTAGTTAAACTTTCAATTTGCGTCTTCATTATATTTATATCATTCTGTTGACTCTCAAAATATCTACGTTGTTGCCTATGTTGTTGTAAAGCATTCATATCTGTACTCAATAATGCTTTTGAGTTTACATCTCTAACAAATCTAGGATCGTCTGTTTGTAAATATTTTCCCATGTATTAATCCAACGCTATAGCCCTTAAATCTTTTACTCTTGGCATATCATAAGTTGTATTAGCAACCATAGATATCTTAACTGAGAAGGTTTTGAATGAGTCATACAAGGCTCCACTTGAAGAATATTCTGTTGTTTCATTTACTGTTTTATAAACAAACTCTTGAAAATCATCATCTCCTCTGGAAAATGTTCCGGCACTTGTTTCTTGAGACATTAATGTATAATTTTTCAAATCGAATTCTTCAGGATCAGCTTCAGAATGTACTTTATAATATACGTGAATATCTGTACCTTTTGGCTTATAAGCACTTAGTACAACTTTCATATCTGAGGCATCAAATCCCTCTTTAAGTGTTACTCTTCTAGAAATATACTTAGAGGTTATTGGGCCACCACTATTACGTTCCTCACCAGTACATTGTACTGCTGCATTAATTGATCCCGTAACAGCTGCCATTCCCGTAACACTAACTGTTGGATTTTGAGTATATCCTGAACCAGTATCAACTACTACAACATTCGAAACGTAACCATTTGCTATTAATACTTGGAACTTAGTATTACTACAAGATGTCTCTAAGCCGGTTGCAGCATTTGTCTGTGCATTTGGATTCGCCCAAATTAACTGGCCATTACCAAAGACTCCTTGGTTATTCGCGCTCGTCTTGATTGTAACAGTAGCTACATTTTTCGTAGAATCTCCATCAACATAAGTTAATGAATCAATAACTCCGTATATACCACTATTATTAGCATTAACATCCGATGCCGTATTAGCCATGACTGCTTCGCCAATAACAAACGTTCCGGGATTA